GGAAATTTTAAAAGTTTATCAATTCTTATTTCCATCTAAGCTCTTTGTAAAAAAAATAATTGTACTAATCTTTCTTCTTTCCATTGTTTTACTCCTGGACTGTGTGGTTGTTGCGCATTATATAATATTAAACGATTAGTTTTACTTCCAACTATTAAAGTAGGTTCTATATCGGTAAAATTATTGTATAAAGAAGTACCATCATGAATAGAATTACTATTTAAATAAATTACTCCTGCTAAAAATCCATAATCCTCATCTTTATGTCTTTGCAAACCTTCCCAAGAATTACTTTTTTTTAATTCACTTAGAAGGGTTTTTCGGAAAAAAGTATACATCGTAAAAGGCTCATGAACTAATTTTTTTAATGTATTTTCTACATATATATGAATGGGGTCTTTTTTTTCTAATTGTTTGGTTTCCCATGTTGGATAAGCCTGTAATCTATCATCCGTGTTAGAATTTGGAGGTTGAAAAGAAGCTGTAAAAGGCAGCTGTTCGGTGGCCGTTATTACTTTTTTAAAAAAACTTTCTTCGTAGAAATTATCAATAATATGTATCACTGGCTAGGAATTTTAGTATCAGGATAGGTACTTGTTTCTTTAGTTTTAGGTTTAAATTTCATATTCCATTCAGTAACAATCTTTACCAAATAATTACCTAAATGGTTTAAAGAGTCTGCTTCTAAATGTAAGCGTTTCTTTTGAGTAAGAATAGTAATTTCACGATCTTCAAAAATTATATCTGCGCTTCCGTCTTCGTGTTGTTGTATTTTCATTTGTCTCCTTTATAATTCTCTAGCGGGCATTCCCCACAACAGTCTTTTATCTCTTGAAAATTCTTTAAAAGGCCCGTCTTTTTGAACATAATGTATAAAAGCTTGAGCATACCAGTCTCCTGTAAAGTCTTCTCTCCAATGCATTACTTCACATCCAAAATAAATAGCTGCATCACCATGCTCTAAAAAACATGGAGTACCGTCCATATAAATCGGCCATTTCGTCCCGTCTGAACCTATAGATATAGTTGCACTTATTTCGCAAGATTCTCTATCTGTATGTTTAGGTAAATTAGATGCGTAAGTATACATTCTCCAATAAGAATAAGTTGGTAACAATTTATAACCAGTTTCTTTTTCTATAATTTCTCTTTTTTGCAACATTATAGTTTCAGTAAATGGATCGCCGTATATTTTTGAATCTGCATTGTTATTGTTGGGCTTAACATCAAAACTGAAATCATTTAATCGATGTCTTATTCTACAATAATCTGTTAACAGCTTAACTTCTGTTTTATCTAAAAAATTTTTAATAATTTTATATTTAAAAGGTCTTTTTAACACAATTTTTCCTTGTTCTGTACTAGTAATTAGCTTATCCATGATATTATACTGTATCTAGTTCCTTTAGTAACTTTTCTTACTTCATGAGGATATAAAAAATTACTTGGCCACATGATCATTCTACCGGGTTTAACATTGATTTTATATGGATTTGATTTTTGATCAGGGTCATAAAAAACTAACTCTCCTCCTTCGTAATCATTATTCAAGTATACAATAATACTTATAATTCGGGGAAATTTTAAATGATGATCCGTATGGGGTTTATAAAAACCACCTGTGTCATATTTTAAAATACCAATCTCACTAATTTGTGAAACACTTAAATCGGCATCACAATGTATTCTTTTATATTCATCAAAATAACGGGCAACAGTCCAAGATATAAAATTATACCAATGAACATTTGTTAACGAAGGACAACGAGGGTGTAAACCTAAAGTTTTTGCATTTCTAGTTGTTTTGTTAACTCCGTCTGCAGGTTTTGCTAAATTGACAACTTTACCTTGTAGAAATTCTTGAGTAGTACACCAGCGTATTATATTAGCGATATGTCCTACATCTAAAGTGTTATCAAATACGCTTATATATTTTTTTATTTCCATGATTTTTTATTCCAAAACATACTTTTATACACATGAACCAGCTTCAAAGGATAAAAAAGATTACTTCTATCTCCAGGAATTTTAGCTTTTATTTTCATAATCCAGTTCTCTCTTTTAAAAGGAATGATTTGAACATAAGGAGTTCCCTTATTAATAATAAATGTTTTGTCTTTATTTTCAATTTTTTCTACATTAACTTTAAAAGGAAAATTAACTTCCTTATTAAAGGTATCTGTGTCTACTATACCTGATATTATTTGCCATGGATAGTGATGATTATTTAAAGGAGAAGTAAATAAACAAGAATACCCAGGAGGGGTTCTTATAATCCATGGATTTAATATTTTTAAAATAGGCCTATTTGCTTGTTCTTTTTTAATAATAGGATCTGGATATTGATCAACTTTATGTGCTTCAGGGTGTCTACAATTTAAATTAGTTCCTTCCATCTCTATCCTACCTTCTTCGTCTAATGCATTTTTATATGACACATCTGGCTCTCCTTTGCGAGATATTAAGCCGTAATTAAAATAAAGATCTTGGGGACATCTAAGTAAATAACCTGCGCTTAAAGCATCTAAAAAAGGCATACAGCCTTTAATAGTTCTTTTTTCCATTGAATGATCTAATTTTTTATACCATTCAGGAATGTTTAATTTTATGGGTTCTGGTTTTTCAACACCGATTGCATTTAAATAATTATTACTTGTGATAAATTCAATATTTGCCATGTAATACAAATAACAGAATTAACGAATTTGTAAAGAAACGATTATTTGATTTAGATCAATTATGGAAGTTGTAGTTCATGAAGCGGGGAGATTCCAATTGAATCTACATAACCTTCAAAACTATTTGCTATAGGATAACTTATTGCTGAAGAATCTATTCCTTCCAAAGCATTTTTGTAAGTTGTCATATCACTTACCATTGAATTGCTTGGGTTTAATATCATAATCCTATTCATAATAGAAATAATACCATCACGCTTACTATCAAAGTCCGCTTGGTCAGGAATTGTTATTGGTTGAGCAGAACCATCATCTGTGTTTATTTCTAAATCTTCATAAGTTACTTCATCAGAATCTGAGATGCTTTTTATTATCCATTTATTTCTAAGTACTTTTGTTGCGTCGGCATCATCAATAGTTATTTTTTTAAAGATTTTACCATACTCTTCGGCAAAAATATTTCGTGCTGTGACTTGCGCTTCAGTTAAACAAAGCGAATTAACATTTTTACTTACAATTTCAATAATAAGAGTAGCCATAATTATGTTCCCATATCCTCATAAGTATAGATTATACCTGGTCTACCAGGTTTGTTATTTTCAGTACCGTGTTGATTTGTGTTTCCACCATGCCCTGCAGTGTTAGATGCAAATGTTTGCAAAACAACATTAGTCCAATTCGTCGCCACATCCAGATCTTGAGTATAAGCATAAGTTGTAGCTGTCGCAGGTTCAGGAGAACCAGTTCCACTATTACCCGCTGCACCTCTAAAACCACTTTGAGAAGGTGCGGGTTGTCCGCCTCCTCCACTATTGGATACTCCAATAGTAGTTAAAGTTGCAGTTCCTGATAATGAATATGGAGTGCTAAATGGTGCAGTTACAGGAGCACCAAAATAATTAAAGCCCCCTTTTCCACCTGGACCACCAAACCCGCCAAAACCAGATTGAGGGTTTCCAGCATTTCCACCTTTACCTATGATATAAGCACCAACATAAGCAGTGGATGGATCGGCTGTATAGGTTCCAGAAGATGGACCTTTGTACATTTGAGTAGGAATTAAATCAGGTGTAGCTGTTGAGCCTCCTGCTGCAGCCGTAATTCTTCCATCTTCGTCAACTGTAATTTGTGCTGCAGTATATTGTCCTGCTGTAACAGCTGTAGATTGAAGTTGGTCTGTTCCAACAGAATTAGAAGCTAGTTTAGTTTTAGTTACATTTGATTGTAAAATTTGTAGTGTACCTACAGAATTTGTTGCCATTTTAGTTTGTGTAACATTGGATTGTTTAATTGCACCAGTTTCTACTGCATTGGCATCAATTTTAGCTGCAGTAACCGCATCATCAGCAATTTGTGCTGTTCCAACTGTACCACCTAAAGTATCCAAAGATACTTCAGTTATGTTTGTACCGTCAGAATAAGCTGCATAAATTTTTGCTGCGTCTGGAGTAAATCCAGTTCCTGATGCAGTTTTAATTGTTAAGTTTGAAGGGTTAGTTAAAGCACTACAATCAAAAATATAAAATTTTTCTATACTGTCTGGTACTGTACAAATTGTGCTGGCTGCAATAGAAGCAGTTGCAAATTTGATTACCATGTTACGAGCATTAGATAGCGTACCATTAGTCATCGCCAGAGCCAAAGTACCACCACTTGAAAGAGTTACAGCCTCATAACCAGCAATAGCTTGCTGTATAAGTTTTAAATTTGTATTTGTGTTATCTCCCCATTGGCCGGCATTTTCGCCTGTCACCATAAGTTCTAGTTTCAGGTCAGATGAATAAGTAGATGGCATAAATTTTTGTCTCCTTTAATAAATCTTATTATACCTAAATTAAGCTGCGAGATCAACCTCAGTCCAAGTATTAGTTACACCAATATCAATCTCTGCCCATGCAGTTATATTAGAACTACCTATTGAACTTGTCAATGCTATGCCTGTTGGGGTTACATTGGCGTTTGCAGTAGGGGTTTCTTCGCCCATTGCCATTGTTAAAGCTTGACCAGAAACTCCTACCATTACTTGTGGTATTGCTCCTTGTGAACCTAAAGATAAGGCTAGTGCTTGCCCTGTTACTGATTCATTTGTACTTTGTACAAGAGCAATAGAACCTAAAGAAGCAGACATTGATATTCCAGTCACATCGACAGGAGTTTTCAGACCTGCTATTACAGACGCAACACTAGTTGTTAACGCTTGTCCTGTTACTGATTCATTTGTACTTTGTACAAGGGAAGGCGATCCCATTGACAAATTCATAGTATGTTCAGCGACAGTTATTGAAAGATCTTGATCAACCTTTAATGAGAAAGTACCAAGAGTCATTGCAATTGCTTGACCCGTAACACTAACTGTACAATCAGTAAAGGCTACTTCAGTTCCAATAGATGAAGTTAAAGCTAAACCACTGCTATTTATTGCAGAATAATTAACGCCCCAACCTAAATTACCCCAGGTATCTCGACCCCAACCTTCTCCAATTAAATAAGTTGGATCAACAGTGGTTGCACCAGCACCTGTAGTTAATGATTGTCCTGTTACAGTAGCCCCAATACCAATAGTTTCGTCGCCTGAGCTT